AATTTCTATAGTAGCGGCTTGTGCATGCTTCATTAGAGGTTCACCACCAGTAAAGCACATATGAATATTATTATCGAATGAACGGTTAGGAATAGTATCCAGAATACGTTCTGCGATATCGGCTGCTGTTGCTTTATTTTGAAGATGTTTAAACTTTTTAGACCATGAATAAGAAGAATCACAACCATATCCAAAGACAGGAAGGTCTTCGATACGATCGTAATCTTCTACTTTAATTTCTTGATATGGAAGTTTATAGGTCGATGGATCAGTTGGATCTTTTTGTCCAAATCCATCGCATTGAAGGTTACATAAGAAGAATCGTAACCAAGCGGTGGGTTCACCTGTATATTTACCTTCACCCTGCATAGAGTAGAAGATCTCTGAGTACACGTACTCTTTAGACATATTTTATCTCCTAGTTTGATTAAAGTAGTGGAAGGGCACTACTGATTAATTACTTAGCTTGTTTTTATTCTTTAAACGTATCTTATCTAACTTTTTCTTCTGTCTTTTTGCAAGATCAAGATGATAACGGTTAGCACGTCTATCAAACGTCATACCACCCATATGGTCGTACTCGTGTAAAATAGCTCGTGCAGGAATACCGTCATACATCTCGGTATGTACTTCACCTTTTTCATCAGCATAACGAATACGACAGTTTGCAGGACGTTTTATTTTAATGAATAGACCTGGATATGATAGACACCCTTCTTCCATCAATACATTCTCTTCAGCAGCATCTACAATACGTGCGTTAAAAAATGCTACAATATTCTCAGGCTCGTTGGGATTACCTACAACAAACACATTATATGGCAAACCTACTTGATTGGCTGACAGACCAATACCACGTCTAGCAACCATAGTCTCTTTTAGATCACGAGCTAATTTTTCAGGATCGACAGGAGGATTCTGAAAGTCAAAAAATTCACATTCTTGTTTAAGTACAGGATCATCCTGTTTAACCAAATCTAAAATCATTCAGCAATCCTACTAAAGTTTAAAATTTTATTATACAACAAGTAACATATAATGGCAGACGAGCTTAACAAGATTAAAAACGGTAAAAAAATGCCAACTACAAAAGGTTTAAAACTTAACATGCCATCTGTTATATGTCCTCACTGTGATAAGAAAGGCGGCGCAAATGGCATGAAGAGATATCATTTTAATAACTGTAAATTACGCAGCGATTCGTGAAAAGTTTTTATGTTTCTCAAAGCGAATAACACTATGGAATTTATCATAGAGCTGATCACCTTTATGACTTATTATAAACACATTCGTGTCAGAAGTCAACTCATTTAGGATCTTTAGGAACTCTTCTGTACCTGTATTATCAAGAGAAGAGTCAAACACCTCATCCATAATAAGAAGATTAGTACTTACTGAGTTACGAAGCTTTGCGATAGCTCTCCATGTGAATAACAATGCTAAGTCAATACGCATCTTCTCGCCTTCAGAGAACGATGCATAAGCAAACGCATCTCTGAAGCGTGACTTGATAGTCTCATTAAAGTTTTCATCTAACTCAAACTGTACAAAGAAGTCCATCGCAGCAAGATACTTATTAATCAGCTTATTCATTACTGGAACATACTGACGAATAATACGTGTTTTGATACCCGTGTCTTTCAAGATTAAAGAAGCGACATCGAGCACGGATCTCTCTTCAATAAGAGATTCTTTTAAACCTTCTAGTTTAACATGTGCTTTCTTTAGCGTTTCTAATTTTTTATTTACTTCGCTATCATCTTGCGAGCTTTTATTAACACTAGCAATATCTTCATTTATACTACTAATTAGTTTATTAATTGCATTAATATGAGAGTTACTATCAGAAATAATTTGTTGCTGAGAAGTAATATTAGATTGTACTTCACTGATTTCTTCAAGACGTTTATTAATTTTATCCCACTCTTCTTTTAATTGAGTAAAACCATCAGACGTCTCTGTGAGAGCTTTTTGTTTTTCATCGATAGTTAGATCTTTAAAATCGTGCTCAATATTCTGCTTACATGTGGGACAGTTATCATGGTCTTGATAGAACTCAATCTCTTGCTCTAGCTTTTTAATTTTCTCTTGAAGCTTGTATTCTAGCTGTTCGATTTTTTTCTTTTTAGTTTTAATACTATCTAAGTCACTAATACTCGCAAGTAACTCATTAGCAGCATTCTGTGCTGCATCTAATGCTTCTTGATATTGTTGTTTTTCTCTTTCAGCTTTTGCAATCTTAACTTCAGATTCATTAATACGCTTTTCTGTATTCTGCTTCAAGTCAGCAATATATTGCTCTTGCATTGAAATTTTTTCTTTTGCAAGGCTAATATTGTAGTCATTATCTTGAATAGAGTTTTTATTATCACTTACTTTGTCTTTTAGTAGAGTATTCATAGTAGAGAAGATTTGAATATCAAGTAAGTCTTCAATAACTTCTCTACGATGCATAGATGGTAGTTGCATAAATGGTACAAACGTACTGCTACCTAATACAACAATCTGACTAAACGATTTATGATTGAGTTTAAGAATATTCTTTTCTAATACTTCCTGATAATCGCGGGCTGCAGCATCTTGATTAAGAAGCTTATCATTTTCATAAATCTCAAACTTATTAGGTTTTACACCTCTAATAATAAGATATTTTTTCTTACCAATGTTAAACTCTAGCTGTACTTCTAAACCTTTCTGATTAATAGTATTCATCAACTGAGGTTTATTAATCTTACGAAACGGCTTTCCATACAAAGCAAAAGACAAAGCATCAAGAATAGTACTTTTACCAGCACCATTCTCACCTACAATAAGAGTAGATTTAGCTTTGTCTAATTTAATTTCAGTAAACGCATTACCCGTTGAAAGAAAATTCTTCCAACGCAAATACTTAAAATAGATCATTAACTCACCGATAATGCTTCAGAATATAAATCTTTTATTGTTGTCTCTAGTTTAGTCTTATCGATACTAACGTCTAAAGCACCAATATATTTGTGAAGAATAGTCATCGTATCTTCTGCTTCGCTCACAATATCTTCATCGTCTTCTAGATCAAGATGAAAATGGTCTTCTACTACTTGAACGTGAATAGGATTAACTTTCTCTAATCGTTCAATAAACATATCAAACCAATAGGGGTTTGTCTTTTCACGCACAATAACTTTAACGTAGCGCTCTCTAAGTTTTTCATAGTCTTGATTAACAACAATCTCCATTGTAGCGTTGCTGTCGTCATAATGAATTTTATTAAACATAGTTAGAGGGTTACGGATAAACTCAATAGTTCTTGTATCAGTATCAAAAATATGAAACCCGCGAGCATCATCAAAATCAGACCAGGTAATCTCATATGGCGCCCCTAGGTAGTTAATATTACCTACTGTACTCTTATGATGGAAGTGACCAGAGCAAACAATATCAAATTTGTTAAACAAAGATGAATCGAATCCATGATCGTTAACTGCACCTTTATACATCTCGAAACCTTTAAGTTCAAGATGTCCGAACAATACCTGTGCAGTTGTGTTTTTTACTTCAGTAAGAAATGGTTCAATATTGTTTGAACATAACCAAGGTAGTAGCATAATATCACAGCCGTCAAAGTTAATGACAGCAGGATTATTATCGTACCATTTAATATTAGTATGACCCGTAGTACCATACAACTGTTGCATGGAGTTTACTTCATTTGTATTCTTATAGTACGTATCATGGTTACCGATAATAACATGCAAGTTTAACCCTTCCTTGATAATCGGATCAAAGAAGACCTGCTGCATATGCGCTTGAGTTTGATAGTTGATATACTTACGTCGATCAACAATATCACCCAAGTGAACAATCGTATCAATATTGTTTTCTTTCAGGTAAGGGAAAAATACTTCTGTATAGAACTTACCAAAATAGTCTGCAAATGCTGTGTTATCGTTTCGTGCACCAAAATGTGTGTCGGTAATTAAAGCTAGTTTAGCCATTTATACTTATTCACTTTTTGAGATATCTTCATCTACTTCTTCACTCAACTCTTCATCTTGTTTTTGACGCTTTTTAACTTTGCGTCGCTTATTAGCTTCAAAGTCTTCAATAAAATCACTCATATATTCTGTAGACCATTCACTCATCTTGATACCGTCATTATAATCAGCACCAATATCATGCTCTTGTCTACCTGATGTCATATGCATTAGATTAACTTCTTCTGTCATCTTAAACTTAACATACAGAAGTTTCTTTTCTTTTTGAATACGACGAAGGAAAGCAAACCAAATAATCTGGGTAAAGTAAGCAAATGGATTATTTGATTTATCTGGATCAAAGTTATCAATGTATTGCAAACAATTCTCAATACCATCAGAGATCATTTCATCTTTGAAAGTATAATTGATAAAGTTAGGTTTGCGTGCTAAGTGTGTAGCGATCTTCATTACACACTCACCAATATAATTAGGAACACGAGGACGAGGCGCACCTGTTTCGGTTGCTTCTTTTACTTTGGCTTTATAATCGACCAAAGCAGCTAAGAAGTCTTTATTATTTACATATTCGTTTTTTTTTCTGGCCATAGGTCACCCTTCAAAACTATCCATACTATTATAATATATTTTTAATAAAAAGGCAACTAATGATATGTGACATCAAAAGATGCGTTAGTTAAATGATCGAACTCGTCTTCTTCGTAAGCTTCTGATTCTTCAATCTCTTGAAGACCTTCCGAGTAATACTCTAAGATTGTATTATTAGGATCAGCTGCAGTGACGATGTGGTAGAATGGTATTGTAAATACTTTTTCGTCAGTTTGCAACCACTTTTGTGCTAATAATGTAGCTGAACCATCTTCTCTTGCAATCGTATCAAACAAGATCGGGTTCTCTAAAATAACATATGGAGGACTATGATCTTTTATCATTTTAAAGTTGGCTACAAGTGTGTCACCGCTACTGAGCTTTATTACTTTTATATTACCTAGCGGCTCATCCATATCAGCCTCCTTCTAGTTTTATTTTGTATATTTTGTAATCGAACTGCTCTTCATTATAAATCTTAACTCTCTCATACAAATGTCTTAATGTATAATTAACATGCTTTTTATACTGAAAGTCGTCTGCGATATCATATAATGTCATCGCTTCTTTGGTTTCTGATTTGCGAAGACCACGTCCAATCGATTGGAGGTTTCTAATTCTTGATTTAGAAGGAGAGGCGAAAATGACGTTATGCAGGTTTTTAATATTGACCCCGGTACTAAACGTTCCATAAGATGCAATAATGACCGCATCGTTTTCACGCTCTGTGATTGCTCTAACACTTTCTCTTGTTTCTGCATCCGTACCACCAAATACAAAAAATACCTTTCTTTTAGTATTTAGGGATTGCTGTATCTGATCATACAGCTGTTTTCCATGTTTATCAACATATTGAAAGAGAACAAGAGTATTACCGTTTAATGACTTGACTAAGTTAGTGATGAACTTATTACGTTTATCATTGCGAACAATGTAATCCATCTCGTCTTGAAATTTATAATCTTTTACTATTTTACATGACTCTTCGGCATATTTCAAGACTAAAATTTTAATTTTTAAATCAGCAACTGTGCCTTGCTCAATAAGATCCTTTGTCTTAACGAACGACTTAACTGCACCAAACAAACCTTCAAGTACAAGCTTATGTGTCTCTGTACCATCTAAAGTACCGGTAAATCCAAAACGATATTTACAGTCTGTTAGTTTGGTCATAATATCTGTTAAAGACTTGGCTTTAAACAAATGAGCCTCGTCACCTACTACAACATCAAATTGATCAAACCATTTCTTTGGCATCTTATAGATAGACTGCCATGTTGTAATAGTAATATTTTCTGAAATGTTTTCTTTGTCGACACCTGCGGTAATTAATTTATTCTCTTGCTTGTAACCGTAATCGATAAAGTCTTTATTCATCTGATGTACAAGGGAGACCGTGGGTACGACAATGAGAGCTTTGTGCTCCTGATAGAACTGAGTTAATAGATATATGATTAACGATTTACCAGAAGCTGTAGGAGAGAGTATCATTGCACGGCTCTCACGTATGCAATGCGCTACTGCTTCACATTGATAGTCTCTTGGTTCAAATGGAAGATTGAGAGTCTTAGCAAACTCTTCTACCTCTGCAATAGAACACTCATTTGCTAATTCTAACGTTTCATCATACTCGAGATCATAGTCTCTATCAGCACAGAATGCTTTAATGTATGGAAGTAGTCCAAGATAAATGGTATTATTGTTACCATTAAATAAACGTATCTTTCCATCCCAGAACCTATTTTTATAAGCTGGCATGAATTTATACCCAGGGGCAAAGAACGAAAAGAATTCGTTGAGTTCGCGACGTACACCACCGGACCCATCTACTCTCAGGTACGTTTCATTCACCTTGGATAATGTAATCAATTCTCTATACTTTGAACTTACAATTGTCAAAATGCCATTTCCTCATTTCAGGTCCTTTACCGGACTTGTTACAATGAGGACAGACTAACATAGGTCTGTTTTCAGCTGCTTTTTTATACTTTAATTTACTCTCTTCACTTCTTACTCTACCTTTTTGACTAGGTAGATTATCAGCTAAATTCAATTCACGAGCTTTACGCTTCATTATATTACTATGACGACGAGACGCTTCTTGTTGTTTTTCTGTCCTATCTTCGCCTAATAGTTTATGTCGAGTGTTATACACCAAAGTTTGTTAATTTTCTCCAATCAATTGCCGACTTAATATGAAAACCTCGATTATTAATTGACTTAAGAATATCCTCAAGTATAGACACCACCTCTTCTTGATATGCAATCTTCGTGAAGAGCTTAATCATTTCATCATCACTATCTACATAACTACTTAGGTCTTGCTTGAGAACAGTGCGAGACCATGGTTCTCTCTGGATCTCCTTAAGGTCCTCAGGGTTATTAAGATCACCCTTGTAGTACTCTGTAAGTACCTTCACTAACGTTTTTTTCTGGATATTAAACTTGCGTAGCTTAAGTTTTTCTGAATATAGAATCTTAAGATACTTTGCATGGAGGTTTGGAACACTAAGACTTTCACGATCAAGTTCTACATCGTCAATCTTCGCATCTTGCAACCACATATCCATAATTTCTTCAATTGTCATAATATATACCAGTTCTTAATATCGCTACACACTCATTATAATGGTATTCCCGTATCAGTGCAACTAGATTTTTTCTATAGTATACACATAATATCTAAATGTTACCGTTGCTTCAAGATACTCAATATCTGTTAAAGATGCATCAAAGTTCAATTCTGTTAATGCAACAGGAAACATTTTCTTAAAGTTAATCTGTAAGTTGGGATTTTGATTGCTGGACATAACTAATAATGTACCGTCAGAATACACGTCACCAGATTTATAAGCACCAACTGCTTGACCAGGACTTCTATGAGCTGATTGATCAAATGATTCAGGGTAACCAAGGGACACTAGCCAGTTATGAATTTCCATATAGTTAGATAGATCTTCATCTACTCTGAATCTCAATGACAGAGGTTCATAACGAAGTTTATCACCAACAGTTGGTAATCTAACTAATGGGTTTTCAATATCTAATTCACCTAACGTCAATGTAGGAATAGGTACACTATACGTAAAGTAGTTTAGATTAGGAGTTCTCGATAGAACAAATCTAAAACCTGTAGGTGATAGCAGATTTTTATTTGTTGGTTGAGTATCTAAAGCTGCCATAGTTTATTCCTGATTATGTTATACTATATTTAGGTATATCGAAGACATAAAAAAAGGGCCCCGGAGGGCCCTTTAAAATGATCAGTTAACCTGACTCTTTTTATTATTACATCAAGTTTGAAACGTTAACCAATCTGTAGTAAACGTTCTTAGATGCAAAGTTGATAGCACCGCTACCAGCTGTTTCGCCACCCGCGAATGGATTTGCAACCATACCGTAACGAGTTTTGAAGCCGATCTTAGGCTGGAAGGTGTTCTCACCAACTGCATGAACCATCTGTAGAGGTACATATGGGCAGTAGAAGAGACCAGCGTCAAATGCGCTAGAACCTTTGTAGCCAACAGTGAAGTACTGGTTACCAGAAGCACTTGAGAAGTATGGGTCGATGTAGACCTTAATACGACCATTCAAGATACCTGCGAAGGTGTTGCCAGTGTCATCAACGTTTAGGTTAGCTGATAGAGCTGGGGTGTAATCCAACACACCTGCCATCTGAAGTGCAGAAGCAACGTCAGAAGAACAGATTAGGATGTTACCCTTACCACGTCTGGTGTCTTTTGCGATCTTGTTGGCTTCACGCTCAATCTGGAAGATCATACCTTTGAAGCGCTCTACTGACCAACGGCCGTTTGAGTCAACGTCAAGGTTAAAGGTACCAGCAGTTGCTGTGTTATCTTGTGCACCAGCAGTAGCGGTGTAGTTGATAGTACGAACAACTTCGCGGTTAATTTCTGCAAGAATTTCAGCAGACAAGATGTTTGCCAATTCTGTTTCAGCATCCAAGCCATGAACTGCTTTCAAGTCTTGTGCAAGTTCCATGGTGTACTCAGCTTTTAGAGCACGTGATACTGCAGTTACAGAAACTTTCTCAATTGAGAATGCCATTTGCTCGAAGCCGTTAGTAGCTTCAGTGTCGCCAAGAGCTTCAGCCTGTGCTGTTGACATACCAGTAGCAACTGTGTAGCCGTTAGCAGAAGCGCGAGCTGTTGGATCGTTACCAACTTGAGCAGTAGTTACACCGTCACCAGTTGATTCATCGATAGCGAATGCTGACAATGTGTTACCAGAAGCTGACTTAGAGAATGAAGTGTTTGCTTCATTGTAAAGAGCTTCAGCACCAGTCTGGTTGTTGTAACGAGCACGCATTGCAAAGATCAAGCCTGTTGGGCCTGTCATTGGCTGAACACCAGCAATGTCGTAAGCGATAAGATTAGGCATAGAACGACGTACTAGTGAGATTAGTACTGGGTCGAAAATGTCTACGTTACCGTCGCCTGCTGTTGAAGAAGAAGCACCCATAGCGTTGGTTGGTGCAGCTTCGCCCAATAGTGAAGGCATTGAGTAACCACCAGAACCTGCTGCAGCTTCACGAGATGAGCGGGCTTGGTTTTCTAACAATGTAGCGGTGACAGAGCGACGATGAGCGTCTTTGATCTCAGGAAGATCGCTGTGCTCAAGAACTGGCTGCCACTTCTGCATTAGTTCTTCAGATACATATTGCATTTGATTTCTCCTTTAGGGTTTCCAAATCTAATATTATTTATAATATTTATTTTTTCAGCGTTCTTGAAATGGCATTGACATATTGTGACATTTCTGGGTCAATACGAGGTGCAGATGTCTCTTCCTCTAATGGCTCAGCGTCGTCAAAATCACTCACTGTAGCTGTTATCTCAACAGATTCGTTAAAGTAGCTATTCTTTAGAGTCTGAAGTTTTTCAACGAACTTATCTTCATTAACAAATTCAATACCTTCAGCTAAAACAGAGAATTTTTCTTTCTGAGTTTCAGTCAAGGATTCGCAAGCTTCTGCGAACAGATCAGCCTTTCTGTGCTCAGACAAAGAAGCTTTCAACTCAGAGTTCTTTTTCAACTCTTCATCAAGACGAGCTTCTAACTCTTCTGCACGAACTGCTAATTCTTCAACAACATCGACTTTGTCTTCAGGAACTTCAATATAATGTTCGCTGAATAGGTCTTTTAGACCGCCAATGAAATCATCTACAAGTTCAGCTTTAATACCGCGCTCTACAGCAAGCTTGTTTTCTTCCATCCAACCTTCAACTACATAGTCAAGGTATTGGTCAAGCTTAGCGGTCATGTCTTCTTGTAGACGTTCTTTTTCTTCGTTGATTTCTGACTCAATGTCAACAACATACTTTTCTAATTGTTCATTTACCTTTGAAATAACAGCTGCTTCAAAGATAGTAGTTGCAGCATCTTTAAACTCATCAGTTAGAGATTCATCTGCTGCGAATAAAGCACTGATATCTTCTCTGATATCAATATCTTCAGAAGTTACTTTATGACCAGCTCTTACAACGTTGATAGTATCTTCTTCGTCTAATTCGCTGGTTTCTTCAATGGTAAGAGCTTCTTCCATAGCAGCGAATGACGCAGCTAGGTCTTCTTTTCTCATACCATTCATTTTTTCGATCATGGCTTGAATCATAGACATTTTTGATTCGCCAACAGGTAGCTTAGCAGTCTTACCTTTATCTGGAGAAGGCTCTTGACCTTTCTCTGGGTTTACTGCTGTTGGGGCATCTTGTGGGTCATCGGTAGCTTTCTTTGACTTACCTGGAGCCTTAGCTGTTTTAGCAACTGGTGCAGGTACTTCAGAAGGATCACCGTAAGAGGCCTTGAACTCGTCAAGTTGCTGATCATCAGCTGCGACGAGGTCTTCTTCTCTCATTTCTAAATCTTGTTCAGACATCGTTTTGCTCCTTTAAGTGGATTTATCTTTATATTTATAATATTAAAGTTTTGAGATGAAGTCCTCAAAGATTCGAAGCTTCATTTCAGCTAGATCTTTTGATGAGGTCTTTTCTATAATTTGTTTGTAATCAGCAATTGTCTTCTCACGAAGAATACCGTTATCCCAAACCCATTCTTTACCTTCCATAATACCCTCAACAAACGCATTAGGTGCAGAAGGATCTGCTACAATATCGGCAGCAGTTGCAAGATAGAAGTCGTCTTGTACTTCCATAATACCTTTTTTATCTTTTAGCGATCCCATACCACGAGATGAAACACCAAGATTACCACCACCTTCAATTAAGCTTTTAACAATATTACCCATAGGTGTGTCAAGGATTTTAGCTTCACCCATAACGTTGCTACCTTCAGGTGTCAACTTAGTAATAAGGTGTGAAACGCGATCAAGATTAATTGTGGGACCAGAAGGATGAC